ATATATTAAGGTAACACGTGAACATAAGTAGGTTAGATTTTTATTTAACACGCTAAATGTCTACTAAATATAATAAACAACAGGAGAATCAGAATGCCTTTCACTATTAGTCCAGGCGTACTATCAAGAGAGATTGATTTAACAACAGTAGTGCCTACAATCGCAACAACTCGTGGAGGATTTGCTGGTCCTTTTCTTTGGGGTCCAGTTGGAGATCCTCAAAATGGTACAGTCCAAAACGACACACAATTACAAGAAACTTTTTGGAGAAAAAACGAAGCGACTGCAGTTTCTTATCTATCCGCATCTAATTTTTTAAAATATGGTGGAACTTTAGAAATATCTAGAGTTGTTGGTGCTGGAGCAACAAATGCTTCTACCGCTAATACTACTTATGGAGCTACAGTAGCGGGGAGTACGGTCGCAATTAATAATTATAAATCATATACATTAAGTTATGATGAATATTCAGGTGGAACACCAACTTCAACTTTTGGCCCATTTGTTGCCAAATATCCTGGTGCGAGGGGAAATAGTTTAAGAATTTCAATATGTGGTCCTGATAGACCAGAAGAAATTTTGTCAGGAACGTGGGTAATTGATACTGCATCCGGTTCAGCAACAATAACAAATGGAAATGCAATCGAAGAATTAAGAGTTGGTGATGTGGTAAGTTATCCTACGGGTGGTGAAGCAAACGGTCCTACTGGATATGCTATTGTATTATCTATTCAAAGTGCTACGGGTGCTGATGCTGTAATTTTTGGTTCATCAGACCAAGTAACGGGAGCTCCAGGTGCAACAGGAACAACTCTCACAAGATTAAAAAGATCATCATATGAAGAAGATCCAGTAAACATGATAGGGTCTATTGGAGGTGTAGTAGGTTCAAAAACAATTACAGGAACTAATACACAATTTCAATTACAATTAGTTCCAGGTGACATATTGACAGTTACAGTAGGTAGTAATGTACAACGTTTTACAGTATCTTCAATTATTAGTGATGAAGAAATTACCGTCAAAGAAACAATTAAAACTGCAATCGCAGATACGGATATACAGAGTGAAGTTGTTGATGCTCAAGGAAATACATCTACAGTTACTGTAACAGTATCACCTATTTGGTATAGAGAATGGGAATTTAAAGATGGTTGTCCTGCTGATGCACCATCAACATCATCTTGGGCTGATTCTAATGGTGGAATTGGTGCTATGTATGATGAAATTCATATTGCAATTGTTAATAAAGATGGTAGATGGTTTCCTGCAACAACCCAAGGTGTTGCTGGACAAGCTATGCAATATTATACCAATCTTTCTGTTGCAACAAATGCAGATGGGGGATCAAATTATTATAAAACAATAATTAATAATAGTCCTTTTTGTTATTGCATGAATACACCAACTGATCACGGAGCTTCAGCAACCGATTCTTCTGAAACTCCTTGGGGAAGTGAAGCGGGTCATGGTACAAAATTTCCATCTTCAGGATTTAGAGCTACTTATGATTTTCTTGGTGGTAATGACGGTGCAGCTGTAACTGATTCAGAATTAATGGCGGGTTTTGATAAATTTAAAGAACCTGTAGATTCTGATATATCTGTATTATTTACTGGTGGTGTTTCATCAGCAGTATCTAATCATGTGATTGGTGTAGCTGAATATAGAAAAGATATTATGGCTTTTGTATCACCTGAATTATCTGATGTTTTAAGTGAAATAAATCAAGCAACTAATGTAATTAATTTTAGAAATACATTACCAAGTTCTTCATACGCATCCATGGATTCTGGTTGGAAAAGGATTGCAGATGGTGGCGCAACAAGATATATTCCTTTAAATTCAGATTGTGCAGGATTGGCAGTAGAAACAGAAGATTCTTTTGGATCTTTTTATTCACCAGCTGGATTTTCTAGAGGTCAAATTAGAAGTGTTGTTGATTTAGTTTGGAATCCATCAGCTGATGATAGAGATAGAATGTATAAAAAAGGTGTTAATTCAGTTGTAAGATTTCCTGGACAAGGTACAGTTTTATTTGGTGATAAAACTTTGTTAGCTAAACCAAATGCCTTTGATAGAATAAATGTAAGAAGACTTTTTATAAGTTTAGAAAAATCAATATCACGAGCAGCACAACAAAACTTGTTTGAATTTAATGATGAATTTACAAGATCACAATTCACATCTATTGTAGAACCTTTCTTGAGAGATATTCAAGCTAGAGGTGGAATTACAGATTTTCTTGTAGTTTGTGATGATTCAAATAATCCAGGTAATGTTATTGATAATAATCAGTTTGTTGGTTCAATTTATGTAAAACCTGCAAGATCTATTAATTTTATTGAACTTAATTTTGTTGCTGTAAGAACAGGAGTAGAATTTAGTGAAGTAGTTGGCCAACGATAGGAGAATAAAAATGTCAGGATTTAGTGTAGACAATTTTACTTCAGCATTAAAAACTTCTGGTGCAAGATCAAATCTATTTCAAGTAGAAATGGGAAGTTTACCATCTGGTATAGCTTTGAATGGTCTTCAATGGAATAATTCATCTGATCATTCAACTAATATGACTTACTTATGTAACGCTACAACTCTACCAGGATATGTTCAAGGTGAAATTCCAATATCATATTTTGGAAGAGTTGTTTATTTTGCGGGAGATACAACATTTGGTGATTGGACTACTACAATCATTAATGATGAAAAAATGCCAATTAGAAGAGTTATTGAAACTTGGATGGAAAACATTAACAGTACTATTGATAATAAAAGATTATTGAATGTTAGTCATAATTCATTAACTACAACAGCAGAAATAAAAACATTCACAATTACTGGTTCAAGTGGAACATCAAGTGGTGAAGGTGATAATAAAATTACAACCCCAATTACTTCAGTAAAATTAGTGGGAGTGTGGCCAAGCAATATTTCTCCAATAGAATTAAGTCATGATGCAGTTAATACAATAGAAACATTTACTGTCACTTGGCAATATCAACACGCAATGCATAATGTGGTGCAGCAAGAAAGTTAATAAGAAAGGTGGTAATAAATGAGTTTTTCTGTAGATAAAATTAGGTCAGCTATTAAAGATGGTGGTGCAAGACCAACTTTATTTGAAGTATCGCTTGGAACAAAATCTTTCAAAAAAGATCATTCATACTTAGTTAGATCAGCACAATTTCCAGGAACAAATTTAAATGTTATTCCTGTAAATTATAGGGGGCGGCCAATTAAGTTAGCGGGAACTAAACAATATGATCCATGGACAATGACAATGATGAATGATGAAGGATCTTTTAGATCATATATTGTTGACTATATAAAACAAATGTCAGGTAAAGAGGATGGTGAAAGAACCACACAATATGGTACATATAAAGCTTCAGCAACTCCTTCAACAGCATCACAAAGTAATGATTACATTCAATTGTCTATTAAACAACTTCATAAAGATGGAACTTCAGATCCTAGTACAACTTATACGTTGATTAATGCGTTTCCAATTTCTTTAGGTGAGATTGCATTAGATTGGGGAACTGAAGGATTTCAAGAATATACAGTAACATGGAGATATGATTATTTTAGAACAGGTACTGCGAGTGTTTCTTCTGACGCCACAAATTATATAACACCTTAAATTTTGTATTATGTCTTTTAGCATTGAAAAATTTAAATCAAATGCGTTAAAGTATGGTGGTGCTCGGCCTAATTTATTTGATGTAGAAATAACATTTCCTTTTGATTCCACTTTAAAATCATCATGGCATGCTAAATCTACATTTCTTCCTTCCACAATAACATCATCATTAAATGTTAATTATCTTGGGAGAAATTTTAAACAACCAGGTGAAAGAACATATCCACAATGGACAGTTACTTTTATTAATGATGAAGATTTTCAATTAAGAAATGCTTTGGAAAAATGGATGGATTATTTAACAGGTGTAGATAAGATAGGAATGACTAATATGACCGTAATTCGAGAATACGGCCCTGAACAAAGGTTTATTCCCGAAGAATTATCTTATTTTGGAACTGCTGTAGCAAAACAATATTCTAAAAATGGTAATGTTTTAAAGGCTTATAAATTTGATTATATATATCCTGTAACGTTAACTGATATTTCTATGTCATGGGATTCTATTGGTCAAATTGAAGAATATTCATGCACATTTGATTATCAATATTTTAAAACTAGTTACAGAAACATTGATCCTGATGTTGATAAAAACCTTGATCAAAATTATTATCAAACTGTATCATCAAATTGAGGAAAATATATTATGGCAGAATTAAATTTATTTGGATTTAAAATAGGTGGTGGAAAAAAAGATGAAGAAAAACCATTATTAGCATTTGCTAAACCTGATGATTTAGAAGGTACTTATGATATAGCATCTTCTTATGGAATGTCTGCGGGTGGTGCTTATGGTACTTATGTTGATATGGAAGGAACTGCTAAAAATGAAGCAGATCTTATTAGTAGATATAGAACAATGGTTCTCCAACCAGAAGTTGATCAAGCAATAGATGATATAATTAATGAATCAATTATTACTGGAAGAGATCTCCCACCCGTTTCATTATCATTACATAATTTAAATGTTACAGATAAAATTAAAGAAAAAATTCAATTTGAATTTTCTGAAATAATGAGACTTTTAGATTTTGATAATAATGGATATGATATTTATAGAAAATGGTATGTTGATGGTAGAATATATTATCAATGTGTTATTGATCCAAATGATCCAACCTCTGGAATTCAAGAATTAAGATATATAGATCCGTTAAAAATTAGAAAAGTTAGGGAAAAGAAAAAACCTGATGAAAAAATTCCAGAAGGATCAAAATTAAAAAAAGATATGTCAGGTGAATATTTTGAATATTATTTGTATAATGATAAACCTATTGTTGCAGGATCTAAAACTTCAATGACAACTGGTGGTACTGCAGAATATAATAAAAGATCATTAAGAATTGCTCCTGATATGATTGCTTATGCTGGATCTGGTGTAACTAATGCCGGAAGAAAAATGGTAATATCTCATTTACATAAAGCAATCAAACCACTCAATCAACTAAGAATGATTGAAGATTCTCTAGTCATATACAGAATTTCTAGAGCACCAGAAAGAAGAATATTTTATATTGATGTTGGAAACCTTCCAAAAATGAAAGCAGAACAATATCTTAGAGATATTATGCAAAGATATAAAAATAAATTAATTTACAATGCAGAAACTGGTGAAGTTAGAGATGATAGAAAAGTTATGACTATGTTAGAAGATTATTGGCTACCAAGAAGAGAGGGTGGAAGAGGAACAGAAATTACCACACTTCCTGGTGGACAAAATCTCGGAGAGATTGAAGACATTACATATTTTCAAAAAAAGTTATACAAAGCATTAAATGTACCAATATCAAGATTGGAAACAGAAGCAAGTTTTACTTTAGGTAGAGCAACAGAGATTACTAGAGATGAATTAAAATTTACAAGATTTATTGAAAGACTTAGAAAAAAATTTACTACATTATTTGATAATCTTTTAGAAAAACAATTAAGAATGAAAAATATTATTGCTGAAGAAGATTGGGTAATGATGAAGGAAAAAATTCATTATCAATTTGAAACAGATTCACATTTTGCTGAATTAAAGGAAGCAGAATTGTTACAAAATAGAGCAAGTTTGCTTAGAGATATGGATGAATATGCGGGTAAATATTATTCACATAAGTTTGTTAGGAATAGTATTTTAAGACAAACGGAAGAAGATATGGATCAACTTGATAATGAAATGACTCAAGAGCAAAATGATCCTAAATATAATAACCCCGAAGAAGATTCTATGGGTGGTAGATATTAATATTAAAGGAGAAATTTATGGATGATGTTTTTACAAGTGCGGATATTGTATCTGCTATTATGGTAGGTGATAATAATAGAGCTAAAGAAGGAATACTTGGAGTTTTGGGACAAAGATCTATGGATGAACTTGAAGTAAGAAAAGCTGAAGTAGCTCAAGGATTATTTAAAGATGATATTCCAGAAGAACCTGAAGAAGTTGTTTCAGATGATTCAATTGTTGATCAAGAAGATAATGAAAATCTTGCAGGAATATCTCAAAATGGAGATCAAATACAAATTGTTGATCCTTATACAGGACAACCATCTGAAACTTTACAAGAACCAACATCAGCAAGTGCATAAATGAAATCATTTAAATTTTTTAAATCTGAATTAATAGATCAAGCTATAGTCTTTGATGAAGCATTAACACCTAATCAAAGATTTAAAAGAAAAGTACATTTTGCTAGATCTAAACCAAAAAGAGTAGCAGCTCTTAGAAGAAATAAAATGAGATCTGTTCCTACTGGTGGAAACGAAGCATTAAGACAACAATCTAGGAGAAAATTTTTACAATCTCTAAAACTTAGGGTAAGAAAAGATTTATCTGCATCTAAATTACAAAAACAAAGTCCTGGACAAAAACAACAGATTGAAAAATTAGTTGATAGGTTAAAAAAGAATCCTGCACAACAAGCTAAAATGAAAGCTTTCACTCGACCTGGGGGAAAAATGTATAGGGATTTAATTGCTAAAAGGAAAGAAAGAATCAAAAAAATGAGGGAGAAAAAATGAAACTCATAACAGAAATTTCTGAAGAATTAGAATATATTTCTGAAACAACAAAAGAAGGTAAAGAGCAATTTAAAATTCGTGGAATTTTTATGCAAGCTGAACAGCAAAATAGAAATAAACGAACTTATCCTCTTAAAGTTTTAGAAAATGAAGTAAAAAGATACAATAAAGAATATGTTTCTAAAAATAGAGCATTTGGTGAGCTTGGACATCCAGACGGACCAACTGTAAATCTTGATAGAGTATCACATATGATTACTACTTTAAATAAAGAAGGTAATGATTTTATTGGTGAAGCTAAAATTTTAAATACACCAAACGGAAATATTGTAAGAGAACTTATCAGAGCAGGTGCAACTCTAGGAGTTTCATCTAGAGGTATGGGTTCTTTAACACCTAGTAGAAATGGTAGTGTTGTTGGTAATGATTATTATCTCTCAACTGCGGGAGACATTGTTGCTGATCCATCTGCACCAAATGCTTTTGTTGAAGGTATTATGGAAGGTAAAGAATGGATTTGGGATAATGGTATCATTAAAGAAACAGAAATAGATAAATATAATAAGAGTATTAGGAATGCTTCAGCAAATAATTTAAATGAAACTAAATTAAATGCATTTGCTGATTTTATTTCTAAGTTATAAATATTATAAATAATAATAGTTAATAATATAAAGGTTTAAATTGTGTTAAACTTTTGAAACTCAGTTAGGAGCAAAAACAATGTTAGAAGATCAAAATACGGAAACAGAAGTAGTAGAAGAACAAACTTCTGAAAATCAAATTGATGAAGCTCCCGTGGAAGAGCTAGATGAAGCTCCTGCAGGGGTTCAAGATTTGGGTGGGGATAACCCAGATACAGGTAAAGCAAATAAGCCAGAACCTGGAACAAGTCAAACATCAAGCAGAAAAGCGGATAAAAGAAATCCAGAAAAATCTGCACACTCACAAGGAAACTCTGTAAAACCAGCAGTATCAGAATCACAAGTACCAACATCTAAAAATGGAATGGTCGCTCATGTTTATGAAATGTTGAAAAATATGAGTAAAGAAGAACTTTCTGAAAAATTTGGAATGATTCAAGATGTTGTAGAACTTGATGTTGATAAAATGGAAGAAGATTCTGACCCAGCAATTGCAGAAGCACAAGAAAAAATTCTTTACTCAAGAAAAGATTTAACTGCTGATGAAATTGAATTGGATACAGAATCAGATATTCAAGCCATTGCTGGTGAAGAACTTTCAGAAGAATTCAAAGAAAAAGCAAAAGAAATTTTTGAATCAGCTGTAAAATCTAAAGTAGTTGAGGAAGTAAATAAAAGAGTTTCTCAAATAGAAGAAGAATATTTACAGGAAATAGAAGAATCTACAAAAACATTTCAAAGTGAAATGGTAGAAAAAGTAGATAATTATTTAAATTATGTTGTATCAGAATGGATGGAAGATAATAAATTAGCAGTTGAGAAAGGTATTAAAACTGAACTCACTGACGATTTTATGAATGGATTAAGAAATCTTTTCAAAGAACATTACATTGACATTCCTGAAGAAAAGGTTGACATTGTAGATGATCTTTTTGATAAGGTGGAAGATCTTGAAAATAAATTAAATGAAGAGATTGATAAAAACATTAAATTAAAGCATAATTTAGCAGATGCTAAAAAAGATGAAATTTTAAATGATGTTTGTGAAGATCTTGCTGATACACAAAAAGAAAAAATTAATAGTCTTTCTGAAGGTGTAGAATTTGATTCAGAAGAACAATATAAAGCAAAATTGCAAATGTTGAAAGAATCTTATTTTCCAACAAAGGCTGTGACTGTTAGTGAAGATGTAGTTGAAGAAACAACATCTACAACTGAAGAACTTAATGAAGAAATTGAGAATATTCAAGAAGACTCAAGAGATGCACAGATGAAAGCATATCTTGATATGTTGTCTAGAACAACAAATAATAAATAATTTTTTAGGAGAATAAACGATGTATATCGCTGAAGACA